GGTGGGAGTGCTGGGAGCGAGGGTGTACGCATGGGGCTGAATAAGGGCCTCAGGCGCGCTCCCTTATGCACTTATTCGACTGATAAACAGGGATAAATAGAGGCCGAGGGAGACACCCAGAAAAGCCGAAAGAGACCCCTAAATGCCTGAATGTTCAAAACCGCCGCGGACCCGTTCAAAAAGTCGCATGTTTTTCAAACTGGGGCCAAACTGGGGTCAAACTGGGGTCAAAACGGGGGGGCGATTCTGGTTAAATGGCTGTTTCTAAATGTTGCACGAATCCTTGTTTCGCCGCGGAATAATGTTAAATCGGGGGGTGTATGTCGCAGCTTTCCTGCTGGCTTTTAACGGTTTACACACGGAAATACGCCACTTCCCTGTGCACTCAAAAGAGCGTTGGTGGGTTGTTTGGCCGATTCATGGACAAAAGGGTGTGCAAAAGCGGGAACGCACATAGGGGTGCGTGCCTCTATCCAGTCGTTCGGACGAACGTGCGCCCTATACCTTATATATTATGCCTTGTTCTTGCCCAGTAGCTCGTTAACCAGCGACCGGTTGTGAGCAGCCTCCTCGTCGCACTTCTGCTTCAGCCACTCGATCATTGATTCTTGGGTCTTCAGCATGGACTTTAGCCTTTCAATCTCTGCTATTAGGTGTTGTCTGTCTCTTATTGACTGATCGCCTGCGTCTTGCCCCTCTTTTGCACTCAAAGAAGGAGCTTCTATGCCGTTTGAAATAGATATGTCTCCAATATGGTTGGTACCTCCCTTAAAGTCGTTGCTAACAACCACATGCCCTGTTCTGTTGGCCTGCGGCGATCGTAACATGGAACCTTCTCCCATCAATAGCCATTCAGGGTTTATCTCGGGGAAAGCATAGAGTATTTTCGCGACTTTCTCACTTCCCACATCCTTAACCTTGTCCAAGAATCCATTTGCCACACCAATTTTGAGGCAAAACTGCCTTGCACTAATCTCTTTATACTCAATTATTTGCCTTATTCTGTCGACGATCATACGGATATGGGGTTGAAAATAATCTATGAAACACTTGCGCGTTATGAATATGCTCTACATCTTTGCAGCGCTTTTCGAAACGAAAAGCGCGCTAAAAATAAGGATTAAGTAAACGAACGAAGAAATGGGAAAGATTCTAAGAGAACCCGGGGCTGTAACAGAATTGGCTAAGGCCTTCCAAGTAACCCCCCAAACGGTGAGATTAGCCTTGAACGGCGTAACGCAGAGCGACCTGGCCAAGCGGATCCGGAAACGGGCGCTGGATATGGGCCTGAAAGAGAAAGGAACCGAACAAGCAATCGTATTGAATTAGAGGACAATGGAAACGAGCATTTTACAATGGAAAGAGAACGCATCGATCCGGATGAAGATGATTGATGACAAGCCGTGGTTCGTCGCAAAAGACGTGTGCGAGATATTGGGGCTAATCAAGTACAGAGACGCATTATCTCATGTAGACGATGAGGACAAAAGGGTGTCCATTGTAGTGGACACCCTTGGAGGCCCCCAGTCAATGACAGCAGTAAATGAGTCCGGATTTTACGCTCTGATCTTCCAAAGTAGGAAGCCGCAAGCGAAGGCTTTTCGGAAATGGGTGACGAGCGAGGTACTTCCGAGCCTGTGGAAGTATGGCTACTACGTGGCGCCGGGGGCAGAGCTGACGAAGGATCAGCGGGAGGCACTGCTGGCAGTAATGATCAAGCGGATGCGGAGGTATTTGGAGCAGCGAGACGTGGGGATCGTAGCGCGGCGGACGTGCTATCCGGCGGAGTATGTGTTGCGGGTGGCTACGGGGCGAATGCCTGATCCATCGCCGAGCGTGGTGCGGGCTTTACAGGAGCGGGCACTGAAGAACAAGAAGAACTATGTGGATCCGCTGTCGGAGGAACAGATGATGGCGATGATCGAACAGCTGAGATGATCACACACAAACAAACCCAAACAGAAAGAAAGATGGACAAGCATTTCAAACTGACAGAAGAGACGATAGTAAACAAGGCCGGCTACACGCTGCACAGGATCGAGGCGACCCGCGACACGCGGCACGCCAAGGTGGGCGAGAAGGGCGGCTTCGTAGAGAAGGAAAGCAACCTCGCCGACGAAGCGTGGGTGGCCGACGATGCCCGGGTGTGGGGCGAGGCACGGCTGTATGGATACAGCTATGCGGGCGGACAGGCCTGCATATACGACAAGGCTCGCATGCACAGTCAGGCGCGCGCCGAGGGCGAAGCGCAAATCTATGGCCGCTCGGAGCTGGGCGGAACGGTGCGGGTGACGGACAATGCGCACGTGTTTGGCGACACCAAGCTGGTCGGGTCGGTACGGATCGGGGAGGATGCCTTTGTGGGGCATACGAGGGGCTACTGCTCGCTGCTGAATCTCGGTCGGCCGAACCAGCAGACGACGGCCTACCGAGCGGCTGACGGCTCAGTGCGGATCGCTTTCGGCGAGGATGTCTACCCGATTGACCGGGTGAATAAGGCCGTGGTGAGGTCGTTCAACGGAAATGAAGACTACAGGATGTATCAGGCGGTGATTGACCTGATCAAGCTGAAGTTCAACCTGGCTTAACAGCCTCCACAGAAACAGAAAGAAAGATGGATAAGCACTTCAAACTGACAGAAGAGACGAAAGTAAACAAGGCCGGCGTCAAGCTACACCGAATCATGGCCACACGCGACTCGCTGCACGCCAAGGCTGGGCAGCTGGGCGGCTTCATCGAGAAGGAAGAGAACCTCGGTGGCGAGGCGTGGGTGGACGGCTACGCGGAGGTATGGGGCGAGGCCTTAGTGTTCTGCCATGCCTACGTGGGTGGCCTCGCCTGTGTGTATGGCAAGGCCCGTGTGCTCGACAACGCCCGTGTGTATGGCAAGGCCCATATCGGTGATTATGCGTGTGTCGGAAAAGACGCACGAGTGCACGACAACGCCTGTGTCGGTGGGATGGCTTATGTCGGCGGACAAGCTGAGGTGTACGAACTGGCCGAGGTGTATGGCATAGCGAGAATAGAAGGCGAAGCAGAGGTCACAGGGCATGCTCAGATGTTCGGCTGGGCGAATATCGGCCGACGGGCACTCGTTGAGCACATCGGAGACTACTGCGTGTTTCAGGGCTTCGGCCAGTGGAAAAATGTTCCGCTCACGGCCTTCCGCGAAAAGAATGGAGAGATCGGCGTGCTCTTCGGGCACTATTCGGAGACTCTCGAAGGCTTTGCGGCCCAGATCGGCGATATGCCGAGCGGACGGACGTTCCAGGCAATTGTAGAAGTGATCAAGCTGAATTTCAACCTGAACTAACCCCACCTCTCGGGCGCCCCGGCCGGGGTGCCCATAACCTACAAACCCAAACAGAAAGAAAGATGGATGAGATAAAGACGTACGAATCGGTTGTCGGCGCATTAGGCTTCTGCTTAGAGGAGGCGCGGGCGGACGCGGAACGATTGGAGGAAGAACTGATGGACGAGGCGATCGTCCAGGCGGCACACCCGCTGTATGTAGAACTGCTCCGAGCTCAGGCGCGTATCGACGCGCTGAGCGAAGCGATCGAGCTAATCATGAATAGCTAAACCGGGTATGGGCATTCGCCCCCGGTGGGGGGCGCTCGGAGGGCGTATGCGATACGCCCCTACCCTGCCGGCCGGAGGCTACCGCGAGAGTAACAAGAATAAGAGAATAACTAATCAACCAATATTTAACAATATGCAAACTGTAAATTATAACAACGAGAACGAGATGAAGAACGTGAAGTGTAACGACGAGGCCGCGCTGGCCGGGCTGCCGTTTTTGGCGCGCGCCACGGAGCATGCCGCTGAGTTGAAAGCGATGGCCGACGAGCAGCCGAAAGGTCGTACGATGCTGGTCTGTGCAGGCGAAGAATCGGAGGACGGCCAGCTGCGGTTTGCCTTCAGCTACACGGGCCCCCGAGGGATACTGACGGAAATGCTGGATGGGCTATTGGACGACGACGAACTCCGTGAGGAGCTTGAACAGGCGATGGCACGTAGACAGGAGGAGGATAACTTGGAAACAACGCCGGAGTGATGGAAGCGAAGAAGGAAACCGTAGAGGCAGGCTCCGAGGCACCAAAGAGCGACTTTATTCGGCGTGCTGACGAAATGTCCGACGTACTGATGGACATGGCCGACCAAAAAGCCGCATCTCGTGCGGTCGTAATGGTTGCGATAGAGGACGATGACAAAGGCAATACCGATAGTACCGGTGCCTTAGGAGGAAACGAAAAGCAGTTGCGGAGGATGTTCAGGGCCATGTGGCACGATGAAAAGGTCGGCCCATTTATGAAGATGGCCGCATTCCTTGAGATGGGAAAAGCTGCATTGAACGATGGATGCAAGTGAATTGGTGCCGGGCGAGGAGTATATCTACCTCGGCAAGGACGGGCGTACAGGCCCGCTGCGCTTCGAGGGCGTACGGGAGGGAGGACGGATCTACGTCTTCAACCTCCCGCGCCCCCGGGTGGGGCAAATGATGCTGGGCCGGCCGCATGTGGAACGAGCCATTCGGAGGATTGAGCCATGGACGCAAACAAACTGATCATCGGCGCGCGGTATATCTACCGGACGATGGACGGGAAGGACGTGGAAGTGACGCACACGGGTGACGACGGCGACGGGCGCTATGTGTTTCACACCCGAAGACGGATGTATCGGTTCGTGTTTGGGCCGGATACGGTGAAGGACAGGGTGTCGGAATGCGAATGACGGACATACAACAATCGATCGAAATTATATATGAACACAAGACTGCTAAGACCCGGGGCGTGCTACTGGTACACGGGCCGAGGGCGCCGAGAGATGGTGCGCTACCGCTATAAGGAGTTGGACAGGTATCTCTTCGACTCGGACGAGGGGCAGTCGGTCAGACTGACGGCAGACCGGGTGGAACGATACCTTCAAGGAGCGTAGAGGCGCCTGCTAAAAACAAAGAGCGACTTAGACGATGGAAATACTGAACATGTTTTTGGGCGCGCTGCGCATGACCAGCGCAGGGATGTGGCTACGGATGCTGTGCCTTGCGGGGCTGCTCTCGTGCAGTCCTACGGCGGACTGCCATCCGGTGGTCGAATCGGCCCTGTATGCGGCTTTGATCGCTGTGGCATGGCTGATTTATCGATGCGACCGAAAGCGATTCAAACGAATCGCGGACTACTTAGAGAAATACTGATTGCTTTTTTGTTCGAGGCGTACACGGGCCGGCCTATATCGGTCTGCCCCCATAAAACGCCGATAAAATGGGTTTCAAATGGCGTTTAAACGCCGCTTCCGCAGTTTTCTTTCATCTCTTCTTTCTGCTGCGGGGGCACCGGTTCAGGGCTTTGACGGCTGGCTCTCACACGGCCGCGGGGGTTCGACTCCCCCGAACCGGACAATGATTTTCAAGTTGATAAACGAATAACGAAACACGAAACGGCCAGCCGGCCGGACTATCCCCCCACACACTTAAAATGAAGTCAAGGACACCGATACAACACTGGCTCTCCGACGCATGGAGCGCGATTCGGTCGGCTTTTTCCTGCCGGCCGACGCCGGAAGAATTGGAGGCGCTGCCCCTTATGCAACTGTTCCTATCTCGAGAGGCGCTTGAGGCTATACCCTTTCCAGAGGCATTGACAAACCACGCCGTGGGATGGCTCATGGTCGGCTTCAGACAGCAAGTACTGCAACTCCAAGAAGAGGTGCCTGACGGGTGTATTGGGATTCAGCGCTTGATGCGTGAGGGCCGGTTACTCAGTGAAGAATACCTGCGGATAGATCCCTTCGGCCGGTTGACGTTCGAGTCGATAAGCCAAGCTGTAAAGAAGTAAAGCACCATGTATCAAATGATGGACGGCCACTTGTGCCTGAGCGTGGAGAGCTGGTTGGAAGCGGGGCTGACCCGTGACCAGTTCAAGAACGACTCCAAGCGCGGCGATCTCACGATCTACCGCCGGAGCCGGCACGACCGCACGCTGATCGACGCGTGGTCGATCCGTCGGCCGGAGCGCATCGCCGCCATCGAGCGGGCGTTCGGGCGGCGGGAGGAGCAGGGCAAGGCGCCGCGCGCTACGGGGCCGGCCATAGACACCGAGGCCGCCGCCTTCTTCCGCGACTACACCTACGGAGAGGCCCAGACGCATCTGCCCGAAGACACCATCACGCGATACACGAACAACGCCACCATCGTGCGCCACCTGCTCGGCCGCCTCGAGGTGATCCGCGCGCACCGCAACATCCCAATGGGTGAGTTTTGGCGAGACTCCGTGGCCTACGCCGCCGAGCAGCAGACGAAGGGTCTGCCGAACTCACTGCCGATGAGCGAACGCGGCTTCCGCCGGCTCGTCATGCGCTTCAAGGAGGAGGGCTACGCCGCCTTCGTATCGAAGAACTACGGCAACGACACCGCCCTGCGCCTCGAGGAGGAGGCCAGAGAATGGCTCATCGCCCGCTACGCCACACCCGTCGACCGCCTGACGGTGAAGCAGCTCTTCGAGGCGTATAACCGCGTGGCCCGGGAGCGCGGGTGGAAGCCCGTCCGCTCGGAGAACACCATCCGGCGCCTCCTTGATCGGCCCGAGGTGCGCCCCCTGTGGTACGGCCTCCGCCACGGCGAGCTGAAGGCCAAGGAGCTCTTCACCCGCCACCACAAGACGGCCCTGCCGGAGGTGCGAGACGCCATCTGGTACGGCGACGGTACGCGTCTGAACTATTACTACCGCGACTCGGAGGGACGAGTGGCCACCTGCTGCGTGTATGAGGTGATGGACGCCTACAGCGAAGTCTTGCTGGGTTACCACATCAGCCCGCGGGAGGACGTGGAGGCGCAATTCTTTGCCTACAAGATGGCCCTCCAGACGGCAGGCCGCAAGCCGTACGAGATCCGCTTCGACAACCAAGGCGGACACGGCAAACTGAAGCACAGCGACTTCTTCCGCTGCATGGCCCGCATGGCCATCCCCACGCAGCCCTACAACGGCAAGTCGAAAACGATCGAGAGCGTCTTCGGCCGCTTCCAAGCCGACTATCTGCACCGCGACTGGTTCTTCACCGGTCAGAACGTGACGGCCCGGAAGGACGAGAGCCACGCCAACCGTGAGTTCATCCTTGCCAACCGGCGCGACCTGCCCTCGCTCGAGGAGATCCGGCAGCTCTACGCCCGGCGTCGCCAAGAGTGGAACGAGGCGCCGCACCCGGCCACAGGCCGCCGGCGGATCGACATGTACCGCGAGTCTGTCAACCCCGAATCGACGGCCGTCACGGCGCTCGACATGCTCCTGATCTTCGGCCAGCGGGACGAGGAGCACTCCTCGAAATACACCGCTTCGGGGCTGAAGAAGACGATCGGCGGACAGCGCTACACGTGGGAGGTACTGACCCCGGAAGGCCTGCCCGACGGGGAGTTCCTCCGGGGCAACGTCGGCCGCGACTTCTTCGTGGGCTACGACCCGGAGGATATGACCACCGTGGCGCTCTACACACGAGACTCGCAGGGGCAGCTGCGGTTCGTCACCTTCGCCCGGAAGTACATCGAGGTCAGCCGCGCCCGTCAGGAGCAGACAGCCGAGGAGCGCAGCTTCATCAGCCGGATGAACTTGGCCAACAAGGTAGCGCGGGCGAACATGCAGGAGGCCACCGAAGAGCTCCTCGAGCGGCAGGGTATGCACCCCGGCATGTATGGCCTTCGGATGCCCCAGCTGCGCGGCGTGGAGCGTGCGGCGAAGGAGGCGGCCTACAGGCAGCGACAAGAGCAGCCTGAAAAGAAGAAGCCGGCGAGGGCGAAGGCAAAGCAGAAAGAACAACCCGAGGACATTGGTGCCGTACTGAAGAAGGAAACCATGCTGGTACCGGCCTTGGAGGACGATTACAACTACTTGAACGAACTATAGGGAACGGAAAAACGAAAAGTGAAAAACGAAAAGTCCTGCCGGCAGGAGAAGGCCCTCCTACATGTATCCGGCGTTTTTAGATGTTAGATTTTAGTTTTTAGTTGAGCATAACATGATCACGAACGAAGAGAAAGAGATGATCCGGGTACGACTCGGGGAGTATTGCGAGATGAAAGGCAGCCAAAAGCGGGCGGCCACCTCGTTAGTGGGGGTCAGCCCCGCCACGGTGACGCAGATCGTGACCGGCAAGTGGGAGCTGATCAATGAGAAGATGTGGCGCAGCATAGCGGCACAGATCGGAGTGAAACAAACCAGATGGAACATAGTGGAAACAAGGAACTACAGGGCGCTGTCGGACATCTTCGCTGACGCGCAGGAGAATGCCCTCGTGCTGGCCGTATGCGGCGAGGCGGGGACAGGCAAATCGCTGACGGCTGCGCATTACGGGGCGGAAAACCCGAACGTCTACGTGCTGGCCTGCTCGGAGTACTGGAACCGCAAGACCTTCCTCCGGGAGCTGCTTCGGGTGATGGGTAAGAACCCTGCGGGCGATACGGTGGGCGACATGGTGGACGACGTCGTCATGGCGCTCAAGCGGCGCGAGAACCCGCTGATCATCCTCGACGAGGCCGACAAGCTGAGCGACCAGGTGATGTTCTTCTTCATCACCTTCTACAACAAGTTAGAGGACTATTGCGGCATCGTGCTGATGGCCACGGACTACTTGGAGAAGAAGGTGCGCCGCGGCCTGCGCCTGAACAAGAAGGGCTACAAGGAGATCTACTCCCGCATCGGCCGGCGCTTCATGGCCATGCCGGGGCTGAGCGAAACGGACATCTCGGACGTCTGCCGAGCCAATGGCGTAGAAGGGTTGCGCGAGATTGAGACCGTGAAGAAGGACTGCGAAGGCGACCTGAGGCGCGTCAAGCGCAAGTGCCATGCCTTGAACCGCATGCGCCGGCAGGCCGAAGAACGGAAGGAGGAGACGGCCGAATGAAGCTGAAGAGAGCTTATAGCACGCGCGACTTGACGCGTATGGTCGACCCAGAGGGCATCAGTCTGGGGCCGGAGCTGGACGAGGCCATCGGGCCGGCCGAGCCGGTGGGTGGCACATGGTTCATCTACGGCCCCTCGAAGAACGGCAAGACCTCGATGGCCATGATTCTGGCCAAAGCGCTGGCCAAGCATTACCGCGTGGTGTACGACAGTGTAGAGGAAGGCATCCGCAAGACCGTCCGAATGGCGGTGGAGCGGCACGGAATGGACGAGGTGGGTCGCAACTTCTTCATGCTGGACAGAGAACTCTACGATGAGCTTTTCTTTCGCCTCAAACACATGAAGCGGTTCGGAGTGGTCTTCATCGACTCGGTGCAATTCATGGGGCTACAGATTAGCCAATACCGCCAGCTGAAGATGACGTTCCCAGACAAGCTCTTCGTCTTTATCAGCCACGTAAAGAACAATCGCGGTACCAGCCCCGAGGGGCGCACGGCGCTGCGCATCATGCAGGACTCAGACGTGATCTTCTCCGTACAAGGTTTTAAGGCCTTCGTCACAAGCCGATTCGGTGGAACGGGAAAGTTTACCATCTCAGAGAAAATGGCAGAAGAGTTTTATGTCAAATGATCAATCACAACTAATCAAAAACGAAGTATGGAAACAACATTCATGGAAAGAGAGAAGAAGCGCTTGGTGAAGCGCTTTCACACCCTGCTGGGTAAGGCTGGCATCGACGATGACGGCAAACGCACGATCCTCTCGGCCTACGGCGTGGAGAGCTCTTTAGACTTGGACTGCCACGGCCTGATGGAGGTCTGCGACCGGCTGACCACACTCAGCACGCCGGGTTTGGCCGAGGCTGACCGCTGGCGCAAGCGGGTGATGGCCGCCATCTTCAGCTACTGCCGCGAGATGAAGCGCGAGGTCACGATGGACGAGGTGAAGGCCATTGCCTGTCGGGCATCCGGCTACAAAGCCTTCAACCGCATCCCGGTGGATCGGCTGCGCAGCCTTTACAACGCGTTCAAACAGCGTACAAAAGACCTTCAAACGGTCGACCGCATAACGATGGACGAGCTCGGGAAACAACCCGGAGCGATGATGTACTTCGTGTACACCCCCGAGACAAGCGACAACCACAAACAGATAAACGCATAAACATTTATGGAAACAGTAGAAATGACGGCCGAGGAGCGCCAAGAGTTCGCGGCCTTCAAAGAGGCTAAACAGAAGAAAGAGGCGGAGGCCAAACGCAAGGCCGACCGCGAGGCTTACACCGCATTGGTAGACGAGACGATCGAGACCGTCATGCCACGACTTATGAATATCAGCGACGAGATAGCCCGGCGTAAGACGGAGGCCGCAGAGGCCTTTCGTGGGGCGTTAGAGATGAAGGCGGAACTCTTTGGGGTGAAGGACGACCAGCGGTCGCACACCTTCACCAACTCCGAGGGTACGAAGCGCATCGTCGTCGGACACTACCTCTTAGATAACTACCGCGACACGGTGGATGAGGGTATCGCAATGGTCAAGGGCTACATCGAGTCGCTGGCCAAAGATGACGAGAGCCGCACCTTGGTCAAGACCATCCTCCGCCTGCTCTCGCGCGATAGCTCGGGTGCACTTAAGGCGCAGCGTGTGTTGCAACTCAGGCGGCTGGCCGAAGAGACGAAGGACGAACGCTTCATCGAGGGCGTGCGCATCATCGAGGAGAGCTATCAGCCCAGTCCCTCGAAGGACTATATCCGCGCTGCCGTCCGCAGCAAGTCAGGCGTATGGGAGTCGGTACCACTTAGCATGACGGAGGTGTAAACGACAGGCATGGGTCGATTCAATCCGCGAGGGCGGAGCTACGAAAAGCGCGTAACGGCGGTCAACCGGATCTACGACGAGTATGTGAAGAGCGGGCTGTCGAACCGGGAGATCTGGCGGCGCTACATCCATCCGCAACTGGGGATCTGCGAGCGGGCGTTCTACAAGATGCTGAAGGCGTCGGGGAAGATCGGCCGCAACGCAGACGGCGAATCGCCCCTTCATAAGTAAACAACAAACGAGACAATGAGAAAAGAACTGTATCAAGTGATCCGGGATGCCTTAGGACGCATCGACCGGCCGCAGCCAATCGCACACATCGATCTGTGGAACCAGCATATGAGCTTCTTGGAGCAGGAGATGCCCTTTCGGCTTCCGGCAGTGTTTATCGAGTTCAGCCCAACGGAATGGACGCATGCGGACAATGGATCCTACAAAACGAATCAGGAGGTGCGGCTGCACATCATTACCGAATGGCCGGGGCCGGATGCCTCCGAGGAGGGACTGGGCGAGGTGTTCGACCTGATCGACGAGGTGCTATGGGCGCTGCACAACCTCTGCGGACGGTCGTTCCGGGCGCTCCAGCGGGTGAGCTCGGAGACAAACCACGATCACGAGGAACTGATCGACATGGTGGAGACGTACCGCTGCGTGGCGTACGACGAGTTTGTGAGGATGCGGAACAAGGAGTTGAGCGAAAAAGGGGAGCCACGGCCATGATCATCGCAGTAGACTTTGACGGGACGATCCACGATGGCCAGTGGCCGGGGATCGGCCGCCCCCTGCCGGATGCGCGAGAGGAGATCAACGCCCTGCGCGCCGAGGGGCACTACATCATCATTTGGACATGCCGCGAAGGGCGCCAGCAAACGGAGATGGTGAACTGGCTCTTGGAGCAGGACATCCACTTCGACCGCGTGAACGATCACCGGCCGGATCAGGTGACGGCCTACGGCACGGATGCACGCAAGGTGTACGCCCATTGCTACGTAGACGACAAGAACGCCGGGGGCATGCTGCCTTGGAAGGACATTGCCCTCTGGATCCGTCGGCAAGAGGCGGCTTACAAGGCTACCACGAAAGGCGTCGGAAAGGAGGGTGCGGCATGATGACGCAAGCGACATTTGAAGGGCTCCTTGCCGCACTCGAGGCACAGGCGGAGAAAGACTGTCGAAACAGCAGACTCATGCAGCAAATCTTCCCCGAGGCCTGCGGCATGCTGTACGACAACGCCTTGCTGCACGAGGCGATCGTCGAGGCGATAAAGCGAGAGATGGACGACACGGAGACGGATCCGGACGGCCAGAGCTGGACGGACTACTTCATCTACGGGCTGGACTACGGCAGGAAGAACGACGACCTGAAGGCTTACAATGCAGATGGCAGCGAGATCCCACTGGCTACGTCGGCCGACCTCTACCGATTCCTCGTCGCAAAGCAGGCGAACAAGCATACGTGATCTTATTTGAATTCATTGGTTTTTCAGAAACGACAGAAGGAGCCGCTGGGGTTCGTGAGAATAGGCGGCTTTGCAATTGTAAACAATAAGAAACAGGAACAGATATGAATATGAACGAAGGCCTCGCTCGGGCGGTAAACGAGCAGAACAATCATTTCGAACTAACAGGCGACACGTTTCGCACGGATTGGAATGAGGCCTGCCTACAGGCAGGTCTCCCCTCCATCAGCCGCGACACCTCGGCCCGGATCATGGCCGTGCTGCACGTGGAGAGCGGCTGCACCACGGCAGTAACACATTCGCCCAAGCTGCGGGCCGATCTGAAGTACATCCAGCAGCGCTTTGGCCTTTTCGGCGGCGCCACACCAGACGCAGCATTTGCGCAAACCTTTCGCCGCTATGTCCGCGAGATCGAGATGCACCAGCGTTTGTCGGCTGGTCGCACGGATCTCACTCCCGCAGAGCAGGCGTGGCCCGCGTGGGCACGCCGCCTCTATCGGGATTCGTACAACGTCAACCTCACACCGGTATTCGTATGAAAAAAGGAACTAACAATCCCAACACTAAGCCGGGAAAGCGCGGGTTCAGTGTGGATAATTTGGACGCCTATGACGTGCGCCTGCCCCGGGACGGGGGAGAACTCTTTACCGTATCGCCCTTTGTGATTAGACAGGGAGACCCGGAAGAGATCACTGAAGTAGGTCTGCATCTCAAACGCCCGGGCGTTGTGGGTATAGATGCTTTCGTGGGAGACGGCTTTGTGGACTTTGAGAAGCATGTCCTCAGCCTGCACTTGATCCTACTTCCTGGGAGAAGAATGGAGCTGCGCCTTGACGCCGCGCGTGCATTCTTGGATTTGGTAATTGAAAACGCCGAAAAGCTCTCCGGCAGATCAAAACTTGAAGTGCTATGACTTACGGCTATATCCGCGTCAGCAGTGACAAGCAGACGGTCGAGAACCAGCGCTTCGAGATTAAGAACTTCTGCAAACGGCAAAACATGAAGGTGGACGGCTGGATCGAGGAAACGATCAGCGGCACGAAGAACTACAACAAGCGCCGGCTGGGCGTGCTCTTGAAGAAGGTAACGAAAGGCGACCTGATCATTTGCAGCGAGCTCTCCCGCCTCGGGCGCAGCCTGTTTATGATCATGGACATACTGAATATCTGCATGAACAAGGAGTGCCAGGTGTGGACGATCAAAGACAATTACCGCTTGGGTGACGACATCAGTAGCAAGGTTTTGGCCTTCGCCTTTGGTCTCTCGGCCGAGATCGAGCGCAACCTGATCAGCCAACGCACCCGCGAAGCTCTGGCGCGCAGGAAGGCCGAAGGCGTCGTGCTCGGGAGGCCGAAAGGACGCAAGACGGCCCCTGAAAAGCATAAGCTGTATCCCAAACGCCAGCTCATCGTATCGCTTTTGAATGAGGGTATATCCAAGAGGAGAATATCCGTCATTGTGAAGGTAGACCGGAATACACTCAGCCGTTACATCAACGCGAACGACCTGCGCCCCACGGTACCCTCACCCACAAGGGCCGACCGCATATCGGTGCAGATCATCACAAATGCAATCGCCGCAAAACATGAACATCAATAAGGTGGAGCCACGGAATCTATTGACTAAGGGGGCGATGCCCCTGCATTATATACATGAGTTTTTTCGTTTCAGCTTTTGACTATTTCAGTAGTGAGGCGGCCGCCCTTCCGTGATGGACAGGCGGCCGTCAACATGTAAAAAGGCCCGGTAGAGACACGCTCTGCCGGGCCTTGCTGTTGCTGTAGGATAAGCCCCGAAAGCCGTCATAAAAATCGAACTTTGGGCGTCCGGACGCTCTGTAAGCCCGCATGAATACATGTTTTTGATCGCCTTATAAATGAGGCGATCAAAAAGGGGATACCCCGGCGGTCACTTCTTCAGGAGCTTGTCGAGGTCTTCGACGATCATGTCCTTGATCTGCTTATTGAGAGTCTCGGAAGGGCCGATGAAGGTTCGCTTGGGGATCTCGGTCTTGTGTCCACGGCCGGCGCGTCCGCCGTCGTTATGCACGGCGGCGTAGGGCACCTTGTTGACGATGGTCACTTGTCCGTTGCTAACGATCTTCTCGTTCGATCGGGAGAGGTGCCGTCGGGAGCTGAGCAGCGGGCCGTAGGACGAGGCGGCAGTGGTCTTGCCGGCTTTCGTCATGCGGGGGTTGTTCTGCCGCTTGGTGCGCCTCCAAGCCACGCGTACCTTGTTCAAGAAGCCTCCCTTGCGGAAGTTCTCATTGAAGAGGTTGACGGCCATCACACCGGCCTTGCGCGGCCACTTATCGGACACCAGCTTGTCGATGTCTCCACGAACAGCCGCCAGTTTGTGGAAAAATTGCTTGTCGGTCATGATTTATGCGCTGTTTGAATGCCGTTTGATCGGTGTTTGAATAGTTGAGTTACCTTTGGGGCGGTCAGAGGATTGAAATAAGATTCGTCTGAAGACCCCGGCCTTGGGACTGATCGAAAGATCAGTCCCATTGTATTTCAAAGTTCTTCGCTAATATCTCCTCCCTTGTAAACTGCCGGTCGAACTTACCTCGGATCACCCACACGGTGCGGACATTCTCACAGCGTCGAAGACGATCGGTCAAACCATCTAAAAACATTTCCTCTGTTATTTTCGATCGAATGTCGAACACGATATGATCGGCCTGCGTGGCGGCATGTTCGACGGCTTGATCGACTGCGTTTTTTGATGCAGTTTTGTTTCGTTTGTACTCCTGTTTATAGCCCAATGTATGGTTGAAGGAGTCCGGACTCGTACCATTCTCTGTATTCTCTATCAAGTCGATCACAAAACCGTGGCGATTGGCTAATAATCGGGCGATATTTCTGTTTTCCGCACGTTCCTTTTTTCCATGCTTTGAACTGATGCGCACAGTTCCATTCCTTGTGTGCTCTGTTGTCCATGTCTCCGGTACGCTCCTCGCAGCCTCCTTGTATCTATCCTTCAACTTCTGTCTGGCATCTCGAGTCACCACCTTTTGTGCATCGCAGCTATAGCAGTCCTTCTCGGTGCGTGGCTCCTTGAGTAAGTGCCGGAAAGGGCATGTCTCGCATGAGCCGGGAAAGTAAGGACTGTTGTCTGAGAAGATGCGCTTGGTCTTGCCGGGGTTCTCCTCGAGGCCGGGAGAGGGAGGGGGCGCCTTCCGAATCACTTCGTCAGAGAGGGGCGTCACGGGATCGTCCGTTTGCTCGAGAGAGCATTGGCAGCCCCAGTGGTCGCCGGGATGATGCGCTGCCCAAAAGGCATCGTCCACGGGGCGCACCATGCCCCAGAAGCTACTATGCACCGCATCCGGGGTGACGGCCGTACTCTCCACCCAGCGCAGATTGGGCATGATGTCTCGATCCTTTTCATAAGTTGCCCAGTCGGCGGCCAAGTGGGCTCGAGAGAGCGCCATATCGTACTCCGTGCGGAGCCACTGCCGGACGTGGTGATCGGCAATCGGTTCCACATCCTTACGGAACTGGTCGAAAGACTTCAGGTTGCCCTCCTTGTCGACCATCTGGGCCGCCATATCGCGGCTCATTCGGTGGGCACGGAAGACGGCAAAGACCTCGTTGCTGGACTTCAATCTACCGGCAAACTCCGATAGTTTCTTGTCTTTGGTGGGAGGAAAGGATTGGATGACGGCATGATTGAACGTTTTGTGGAAACCTTCCCAAAGAGATAGGTCAGGCACTTTGTTCAGGTCGACCTCTTTATTGTAGAGATCTTTCAGTGCCTGCTCGAGGCACTTTTCCATGTCGATAGGCAGTTCGTTCTCGCCCTTTGGTTTGGCCAGCGCGCATGCTGGGCAGGGGTGCGCGGCGTCGGTATGCGCATGGCCGTAGTATTGCCTATCGATCAGAAGTCGGAAAGAAACGGGTCGCCCCCACCGCGGGGGGCTTGCCCGAAAAAACGGGTGAGCGTCCGCATCATCTTCTCCTCGTCGGCGTCAGTCGGCCCGTCAGGAACGGGTGCATACGTCCGGCGGCCGTTGATCTTCACGCCATACTTCTCCTCGAAGTAGCCTGCATCCACGTCGAAATTATTCAGCAGCATGTTCTCGATGGCCGTCATCTGTTCCGGCGTGTAGTCCTCCTCGTAGTCCCATTCGAAGGACGCCCCTTTGAGGGGGAAACCGTGAGCTACCATGCGGGGGATGAGCTGGCCGTTGACCATGTCGCGCAGGCCATCGGCAATCTCCTCGATCAAGTTCTTGAGCACTTCCAGGTGTACCTCCGACTGTGAGAGGCTGCTGCCGTTGTCGATGGTCATCGTCTGGTAGAGCAGGATCTTGGAGAGCTCGGAGTTGGCTCGATCCACACGCCGGTCATAGATATTGAAGGCGTCGGTGCGCTGGTTCTCCTTCAAGTCGATGTCCGTCCCTTCCTCGAATACACCCCAAAACTTCGCTCCCATGTTCTGCATCATGTGGGAGATCTTCTTCAGTGTCGATGGGTCGCGCGAGGTAGTCTTGGCGATACGCATGGGCATACCGAAAACCTCGCCGAAGGTGTCCCAAAAGGCGAGCATGTTCTTCTTGGGGATGGTGTGCGGAGCCGCCTTGAGATAGAGCCCGAGGTCGTACGGCCCGCCGCACTCAATGAGCCAGTCGGAGAAGGGCGGTCGGCGATACTCGATGCCCTTACGCCAGTCGTCCCCCTGCTCAGTAACGACACGGCCGTACTCCGGAATGACGTGTCGGCGGGGAATGAGCAGGACACTGTCGTAGGCTGGCACGCCACCCTCGGTGAAGACGACGTCGCCCAGCTGGATGAGCGTATGGCCCCAGTAGCGGGCGGAGAAATAGAGGTCGACGAGTGTCTTGAACCAAGTGCGATCGAAGATGCGGCGTGCCTCCTCGTCCTCCTTCTCACCGAACATGATCTTGAAGCTGCGTGCCTTGACGAAGCCGTTGATCTGTCCGATGGCGCCAGAGAGGTGGCCGTCGACCTCGACGTCGCGGTAGACATTGTAGAGGCGAAGGCGGGAGGGATTCTCCACATCGAGCGCCTGCTGCCAGCCGGAGCGCCACGAGTCGATCTCTTGCCGGGTGAGCGATTCGGCCTGTCGTTGCACCTCGGCTATGACGGCCTTCACGCGTCGAGCGTCGGCCTTCTTGGCGAGATCGAAGTGGCCATAAGGAGTATCGACGGTGGTCAGCTCGGAAGCCGTCCGCCGCCTGAAAAAGTCGGTGATGTTCATTGTCGGGAGTTGTTGGGGGTTACCAGATGTAGTTGCTGTGCTGCTCGGAGCCCCATTTGAGGTTATAGGGCTGGGGCTCACCGTTGGAGTCGTCCGGGGTGTCGAGGTCGGGGACGATCTTGCCACTCTGCACGCCTTGGAGCCACTCTATGGCTCGGCGGTAGCGGATCTCACGAACCTCGTAGCCCATCTTCTGCGGGAGCCACGAGACCAGATGGTAAAGGGTGATGTCGCAGAGGAACATCACGATCTGCATGTTACGCTGCTCACCGCGTCGAGCGAAGATGCGTTCGACGTCGTAGCGGGGCCGGAGGTAGCCAGCCATCTCTTCACGGGCCATCTCCTCGGCGCGCCGGCGGTTCTCCTCATCCGATTGCTGAATGAGGTCGAAGGCACGCTGGCCGATCATCACTTGATAGTCGAGATTGTTCAAAAACATGGAGCTAAAAACGAAAAGTGAAAAACGAAAAGTCCTACCGGCTGGAGGGCCGTGGGAGAGCTACGTGGAGGGCGTGGGCTTCGATGTTGGCTGCCGTGATGCCGCGATGGAAGTATCCACGGCGGACGAGCAGCGTGAGCTCTTGCTTGGAGAGGGTCACAAGGCCGCCGCCTACGTTAATCACGAGGTATTTGCGGCCGTATCGGCGGGCTTGCCGGTTGGCCTTATGAACGGCCAGCCGAAAGCGCAGGCCGAGAAGAAGTTTCTTGATCATGTCGGATGAGTTGTGTTGAATTGTTGAATTGTTGAGTGAGTTACCACGCCCCTTTGGGGGCGGGGCGTTCGCCGAAGATGGGTTCAAAGCGCTCCTCACGGGAGGCCTTCTGAAGTTTGTAGATCGCGCCTTCGTCGGCATCCGGCGCGTCGTCATGCGCCCGGCTGCCGCGGGCCAGCGAGAGGGTCTGATCGATGCCTGTCTTCATGTCTGTGTCGTTGCGCTTGGCCTCATTGTAGTAGACCAGTCCGCGCTCCCAGAGGGGAGAGACGGCCTCGATACGTTGCAGCTTGTCGGGCTTCTTCCGACGGTCGGGCATGATAGGCAGCTGGTAGCCGCGCAGGTCGCCTTCGCGGGCAAACTCATCGAGGATAATGTCCTGCATAAAGTTGGCCTCCATGAAGTACGACACAGCGACATCCTCCGGTAGTGACTCGTGGAAGTCGTAGAGCCAGCGCACCATGCCCGCCACGGTGTCCTGCCGGACGTAGCAGTCGATCAGATGGAGCTCGCGGCCCGTCTTGCCCCATACGCGGGCGGCCTTGTAGTCGTTTGCTGTTGTTGATTTGAAGGAAGGGTCGATGTAGCAGATGATCTGGTCGTACTTCCGTAAGGGAAGGATCTTCTTGTAGCGGATCCATTGCCACTTGAAGATGCCGCCCTCGGCTACGGGGTTGTGCATCATCTCGCGTTGCCACGAGGCATAGCCCACAAAGTCGGCATAGGCTTCAGCCTCGGCCTTCGTCCATTTGTCAGCCCAAACGGGGGCTCCGTTGCTGTCGACGGCGTAGACCTTGGAGACCTTCACACTGGGTATATCGGCGATATTCTTCAGCACCATGTGCTTGGCAAAGCCATTACCGACCATGAGGAAGCGGCCACGGCCGACATCCAAGGCGCCGAAGAGCGCCTGCTTGACCCAGTCGGTAGCTTGCCGGATACGCTCTTCATTGTGGCTCATCTCGTCGTCGTCGAGGTCGTCGATGACGATGTAGTCCGGGCGTTGCTCCTGCTTCTTGAGTCCACGGGGCGACTGTCCCCGGCCGACGGCGAACCACTTGACACCACCAGTGGTAGAGAACTCACCCTGCTGCCAGTCGCCCACGTTCTTCTGCGTACCGAAGTCGGCAATGAGTCGCTGGTTATACTCCAGTTCGGCCTGTAAGTCGGCCAGCAGGGTCTTAGCGCCATCCTCTGACTTGTTGACGATGATGCCGCAATGGATCTCCCCACCGCCGCGTACCATGAGGTTGATGGGAATGAAGATGTCGAGGTGTGTGGACTTGGCATGGCCGCGCGGCCACATGAAGACAGCCTTGAAGGTGCGGTTGCGGAGAATATCACGGAAGGCGGCATTGTGGAAGGGGGCGTTGTGTACGATGCCCGTCACGAGGCCCGTGGCGGGGTCTGTGCGGCGCATGTAGTGCGGAAAGTAGTACTCGCAGAAGGCCGGGTAGTTCGCCAACAGGCGGCGGATACGGGCGTCCCGCTGGGCGCGTGTCTCCCTCTCTGCTTCGGGGGAGAGCTCTGTGAGACTTTGCACCCGTTTGCAGTGCTCCTCCCACAGGCGGCGGGCTTCTTTCTCTTCGCGTGTGACAGCCATCCTGCGCTTACTCCTTTACGTTAGCCCGCTCCAGCAGGAACTCGTTGTGCAGTCGATTGAGTACCTTCATAAAAGCTACGGTGACCTCCGGGTCACTCTTGGCTTGATACTCCACCCAATCGGAAAAGGCCATAAAGACGTCGACCGTCTGCACGATGTTGGCCTTCTTGTCGAGGCGCTCAATGACGGAGGAGAGCTTGACTAATTTGTCGGCCAGCCCACTGACCGATGTGGGATCGTCGCCGGTGTTGACGTCTTCGATCAGGTTGTTGATAGTCACCAGCAGTTTGTTAACCAGTTCTGGGCGCGTGATACTCCGCGCGGCGCGCAGTTCCTTCCAGCCGTTCTTGTTGATCCATGCCGAGACGCTTTGGCGAGAGACCCCCACCCGCTCGGCAATCTCAGCTACCTCGCTGCCACCGACATAGAGCATCTTGGCCAGCTCCCGCTTGTTTTCGTTGTCCTTTTTCGTACCCATTTGAAATGGCGTTTAATTGATTGTTGCGTGGCAAAGGTCTTCCGAGGGTTACCCCACCCCAAAAAAGTGTGCACTCCGTGCATACTTCTCTGCACTCAGTGCACACTTCTCTGCACTCGGTGCACACTTTCTTGTTTGCCCCCTTGCGGCACCCACACCTTTGCCGCCGAACAATCAACGACAACGAGCAATGGCAAGAATACGACTGACAAACAGCTCCCTGAACGCATACGGCACACGCATCCTGACGTCCGGTTTAGACCTGACGCAGTATGAGCGCAACCCGGTGTTGCTCTACATGCACGAGCGGGGAAACATCATCGGAAAGATGAAGGATCTGAAGGTGGAGGGCGACGACATCACGGGCGAACCGGAGTTCGACGAAGCCTCGGAGTGGAGCATCCGATGCAAGAAGCAGCTGGAGTTTGGAAGTCTGCGCATGGCCAGCGTGGGGATCGACATTGTGGAGATGAGTGCAGACAAAAAGTACCTCCTGCCGGGTCAGACTCGGGAGACGATCACGAAGTCGAAGCTGGTAGAGGTATCCTTGGTGGATGTCGGAGCCAATGACGAGGCGATGGTGCTCTATCGGAATGGCCAGCGGCTGAACCTCTCCAGCGGCACAGACGAGGCCTTTTTGCCGGCCTTACTAACCACAAGCAAGCAAACAAACCATACAGATATGAACGAGACATTGAAAAAGGAAGTGGCCGTGCAGCTGGGTCTCTCAGCCGAAGCAACGGCTGACGAAGTGCTGACAGCGGCCAAGGCCAAAGTGGAAGCACAGAAACAGGAGATCGAGACCCTGAAGGGCGAGATCGAACACGTGGAACTCTCAGCTGTGACCGACTTGGTGGACGGTGCCCTCGCGGCCAAGAAGATCCCCGCAGAGAAGCGTGACTACTTTATCGAGCTGGGCAAGAAAGTGGGATCGGCAGAGCTGAGTCAGCTCTTAGGCAGTATGAACGCCTCGGTGAAGCTGACGGACGTGGTGAAGTTCGCGTCTGAAGGAGGCACAGCGACGGAATACAAGAAGCTGAGCGATGTGCCCGACGACAAGATCATCGAGCTGCGCACGAAAGAGCCGGCGGTTTACCGCAAGCTGTATAAAGCGGAGTATGGCGTGGAGTGCGAACTGGATAACTAATTCATCCCAGTCCCTCCCCCCGATATAAAGCACACCAAGGTGAGGGGGGGGGACAAAGGGCGAATAGGATCGCAAGTCGGCAAAGGTTGAAGGGGAATGGGCTTCGCGGATCCGATGACGCTCCCCCCTCCCTCTCCCTTTTATAGGGAAAAGAGACGAACTGACAACTAACAAACTAAACAAAGACAACGATGATGAAATGGATGAGAATGATCATGGCGTTTATGGTGAACGCGATGATCGGAGCGACGGCGGCCTCGGCGCTCGGTGCGCCCCTTGCGTTGGGTGCAGTGGGTGCGCTGATGGCCGGGCCGCTCGTAGGCGGCGGAGTAGGCGCCCTGAATGCGAGCGTGCTGACGGAGGTCTGGACGGGCGAGCTGATCAAACAACTGCGATCGGCCGACAAGGGCACCTTCTTGGACGGCATACCCGACTACTCGCGGTATGCAGATAATGACGTGATCCACATGATCAACGTCGGTGGCGACCCCAAGGTGCTGACCAATAACACGACTTACCCGCTTCAGATCACGGCCATCACAGATACCGATGCCGTGTTCAAGCTGGATAAGTTTCAAACGGAAGCCACACCGATCACGGACGATGAGCTGTATGCGCTCTCCTACGACAAGATGGCCTCTGTGAAGGAGCGCCACGGGCTGGCTATTCTGGAGGCGAAGCTGAAGAAGGCCATTCACGCGCTGGCACCGGCCTCGAATACGGCTACCACGCCAGTGATCAAGACCACGGGAGAGGTGGAAGATGGCGGCTCGACGGGTCGCAAGCGCTTGACACGTCACGATATTATCGAGATGAAGAAGCGCTTCGACCTGATGAGTGTACCTACCGAAGGGCGCCGTTTGGTGCTCTGCCCTGAGCACATCGCTGACCTCTTGGAGATGGATCAGAAGTTCGCCGAGCAGTACTACAACTACGCCTCCGGACGTATCTCCATGCTCTACGGCTTCGAGGTGTATGAGTATGTAGCCGGCCCGGTCTACAACCTGACCGGCGCCAAGCAGGCGCTCGGCACGGCTCCGGTCGTGGGCAGCATCTATCAGGCCTCGGTAGCCTTCCACACGAGTCGTGTGTTCAAGGCCACGGGATCGACAACGTTCTACTACTCCGAGGCCAAGAACGATCCGCAATACCAGCGCTCTTTAGTGAACTATCGCCACTACTTCGTCGTCCTGCCGAAGAAGGTGGAAGCCATTGGTGCCATCATTTCAGACAAGAAGTAAACGGCTATGGCAGCGAAAACAACGAAAGAGAAAGCTCCGGTGGAGACACCGGTCACTCCGTCTGAGGCTCATGAGGAGCCTCTGGCGGAAGTGAAGGAGGTCGCGGCCACTGGCGAAACAGAGTCGGGCGATTCGGAACCCCTGACGGAAGTGAAGGAGGAGGCTCTGGCGGAAGTGAAGGAGGTCGCCGGGGCTGGCGAAACAGAGTCGGGCGACTCGGAGCCGCCGGCGGAGGCAAAGAAGGAAGCCTCGGAGGAGGCGCCGGCCGCGCCGATGTACGACTACGAGGTGCTCCCCCGCAACCGGGATGGGGCTACGGAGGAGCAGATCGCGATGGCGAAGAAGGTGCTGGATCAAAACGCGGACATCCCGGCCGTCTACATCGTGGGCGGGCTCTACCTCTCCGAGGAGTGGCGGGCCGACAGATTGTCCGAGAACGGCGAACACAAAGTGACCGTCCGCCGTATCATCAAAGAGAAAGGTTCTTAATCAATTAGTGGGGCCTCTCTGAAGCCGCACGACAGGTGAATACTTCGTTCTGTTCATGGAAGGGCTTTCCCCTCTGCCTACCCCTAAAAAGGTGGGCGGGGGAGGCCCTCTCTCAGGGGGGGGACGAGCAACTAACAGCTAACAATGAATCGATGGATAGCGCTGATGGCGCTGATATGGCTGACCGTCGGCTGTCACGTCTACCGTGTGCCAGCGGAGCGCGAGGTGACACGGCAGGAGGTGACGGAAACGGTGCGCGACACGCTTGTGGTCATCGAGCCCGATTCGGCGCTGATCCGTGCCTATCTGGAATGCCAGTCGGGGCGCGTTGCCCTCAGAAGGCTCATCTCGGTGCCCGGCACGCGCATCGTGCCGCACGTGACGCTGACGGACGTCCTGACCGATACGGGCTACCGCGGAGCATTGCTCAATGTGCAATGCCGCGAAGACAGCCTCCGCCGTGAGATCGCCCTGCGCGACCGCACCATCCGCGAGATGACCGACCGTGTCCGCACGGAGTACGTCACCGTGGAGCGTCCCTTCCGGTGGTATCACCGGGCGCTGATGGGCGGCGGATACGCCTTCCTCGCCCTTGTGCTCGGCATGGCCGCGTGGCTCGTCGTCCGGATCTACATCAAGGGAAGCCGGATCATCCCCTAATCATTGACAACTAACCATTAACAATTACAAGACATGCCAACAGGATATATACACGGCAGCAACCTGCTCATCTTCGTCGGAGGGAAAGCCATCGGGCACTGTTCGACGTGCGAGATCACGCACAACACAGAATCGAAAGAACGGGCCGTCAAGCCGCCCGCCAAGCAAGCCGGTGGCAACACGGGCAAGTGGACGGAGAAATCGGTGACAAAGCTCAGCGAGTCGCTCAGCGCCGAAGGCTTCTGCTTCTACGACGAGACAGAATGCGGCTACAACGAGCTGCTGGCCCTCTGGCAGAAGGCCGAGCCGGTAGATGTGAAATACAACCACCGCGGAGAGGACAGCACGCGCTATCGTGGCGGCAAGTACGTCATCACAAACCTCGCGCAGACACGTCCGGCCGACGACGACGCCTCCTACAAGGTATCCCTCGAATCGACGGGCGAGATCAAGAATTACCCCGCCTAAGCGCGGATGTTCAAACAGCGATTAAACAGCAATTAAACGACGTATGAATACCATTCGAATAGCGGGCAAAGACTACCCGTGCATGATGACGATGGGCGCCATGCTGCGCTTCAAGCAGCAAATGGGGTATGAGGTGACAGCCATGAAGGGAGAGTCGTTCACAGACACCCTCACGCTGCTCTGGTGCTGCGTGGCCTCAGCCTGCGCGCGAGAGAAGATACCCTTCGACCTGTCGCTTATGGAGATGGCCGACGCCATCACGCCGGAGGACTTCGGGGCATGGCAGAACGCCAACTTCGAGGCCGTGCAGGCTGACGCTTCCCCGGCAACCGACACGAAAAAAAAGGCCTGACCATTGAGGAGCTCCTGGGGCTGGCGATGGGCCGCGTGGGGATGAGCCGCGAGGACTTCCTTCAGCTTACCCCCGAGGAATTCGAGGCGGTCTTGGCGCAGTATGCCCGGCTACGGGAGGAGCAGATGCATACCGGCTGGGAGCAGACGCGGATGATCGCCTTTGCAGCCGTAGCGCCGCACACCTCGCGCCTTCGCGGGCCAGAGGATCTGGTGCGCTTCCCGTGGGAGGAAGAGACGGAGGAACGCCCCAAGGCGCCGAAGATGACGATCGAAGAGCGGCGGAAGCTGATAGACCAGCTGGCCGCGGCATGGGGACAGGGTATGGATGATTAAGCAGAGGTATGGCAGACAACACGGTAGAATATAAGATCAAGCTCAAGGGCGAAGGGGCGGACTCGGTCGATAAGCTCAAGCACTTGGTGGAAGGGCTGGGCGGATCCATCGAACAAGCCAAGAATAGCTCTGAGGGGCTAAAGACGAGCCTGCTCAACTTCAACCAAGCTGTTGGAGCGATTCAGAACGTAGCCGCGGCCTTCAGTCAGGTCTCGAGCGCCGTCAGCGGCATGACGCAGTTCTATGCCGCACAGGTGGAGGCAGAGACGAAGCTGCAAACCGTGATGCGCAACACGATGAACGCCTCTGACGCCGAGGTGCAGTCCATCAAAGACCTCTGCTCGGCCCAGCAGGAGCTGGGTGTGATCGGCGATGAGGTGCAGCTGGCCGGCGTACAGGAGCTGGCTACCTACGCCTCGAAGAAGTCGTCGCTCGAGACGCTCATCCCGGTGATGAACGACATGATCGCCCAGCAGTACGGCTTCAATGCTACGCAGGAGTCGGCCGTGAACATCGCCACGATGATGGGAAAGGTGTTCGCCGGGCAGACCTCCGCGCTGAGTCGCTACGGCTACACCTTCAGCGAGGCGCAAGAGCAGATCTTGAAGTTTGGCACCGAGGAGGAGAAGGCGGCGACGCTGGCCGAGGTGGTACGTCAGAGCGTGGGCGGCGTGAATGCCGAACTGGCCAAGACGGACTCCGGCCGCATGGTGCAGCTGAACAACACCATCGGCGACATGAAGGAGCAAGTGGGACAGCTGCTCCTCCCCTTCGAGTCGTTCCTCACACAGGCCGCAGAGATGGGTATGGCTGCCAGCGGCATCATCCAGCTGGCCCAAGCGATCAATGCGACCGGCATCGCCACCAAGGCATGGACGGCGGCGCAATGGTTACTCAATGCGGCACTCGATGCCAACCCGATCGGCATCGTCGTCATGGCGCTGGGCGCACTGGTCGGTGCACTGATCTATGCCTACAATCACTCGGAGGACTTTCGGCGCATCGTAAACCTGCTGTGGGAAGCCTTCAAGGACTTCACCATGCTGCTATCGGGCATCGTCCGGAAGTGGTTGGAGAAGGTCATCACCCAGTTCCGTGAGGCGTCGCAGGCGGTGATGCAGTTCTCCCGATGGCTGGCCTCCACGGAGGTGTTTCAAGCTATTGCGAAGTGGGCTAAGTGGATCTACGAGTTGGTCATTAAGTCCATCGAGAAGGCCATCGGCGCCATCCGTACGCTGATCGACACGTTCCGCCGCCTGTTCAACCTCCCCAGCTGGGGGCACAGTGTGGCCGATGATCTGAAGGGGCCACTGGATGCCATCGATGCGCTGAACCAGAAGATGCGTGATGCGGCCGATGCCAAGCGGGCGCTGATAGGTGGCGGCGGTGGCGGAGGAGTCGTGCCCTCCGGCGGATCGGGCAAAGGCGGTGGCAAGAGCGATAAAGACGGCAAGAAACAGTACAACCCGGAGACACTCGGCTGGTACAAACAGCAGATCGCCGAGCTGCAAGAGAAGCAACAGGCCGCTGACGAACAGCACGCCATGCAGCTTCAGAAGCAGATCAGCCTGCTAAAGACACAGCTGGCTATGCGCGAGGCTCTAATCGAGTCCGAGAACAAGCCGCTGAAGCGTACCGGGCCGATGCCGTGGGAGAAGCAGCGGATCCTCAAAGGTGGCAGCAAGGACGGCCCGACACTGAACCTTCCCCTCAAGTTCGATCCCGGTGAACTCAAGCGCGTATCGCGAGAGATCAAGGAGCGGATGGAGAAGATGTTTCCCGAGGCGGAGTATTACAAGAAAGTCTCCAAAGGCCTGAACGGCGTGGCAGACGTGATGGGCAACCTGGGACGAGCGGTCGGCGGTACGGCCGGGGCATGGCTCGAATGGGGGCAAAGCGTATTGCAAGCCATTGCAGCAGCCATTCCACAGATCACACAGCTGACGCAAAAGCAGATCGCACAGGGTACAGCCAACGCCTACGCCGGTGCTACAGGTGCCGGTGCATCTGTCGCACCGACACCATACATCGGCCCGATCCTCGCCATTGCGGCGATAGCCTCGGTGCTGGCCGCAATGGCCTCTATCCCGAAGTACGCAGAGGGCGGTCTGGCTTACGGCAAGACGCTGGGTATATTCGGTGAGTATGCCAATGCCTCGACGAACCCCGAGGTGGTGGCACCGCTCTCCAAGCTGCGCGACCTGATCGAACCGGCTGGAGGGGTAGGCGGCGAGGTGGTCTTCCGCATCGCCGGGCGTGATTTGGAAGGGGTGCTGAACAAGCGCTCGCAAGTGAGCCGAAGGACGAGATAACGAACAACAACTAAACAACCAACCATTCAACGACAGTGGCTAAGGGCATACGCTATACGGGCGAATTTATGAGCATCGCCGGGTCGCGCTATCGGGCGGAGATCTGGCAGGAAGGCTTCACGGGTAAGCCGGTCGAGCTGACGTTTCCCTACGAGACGCCGGTGTCGATTGAGTGGGCCGAGGTGGACAAGCTGGAGCCGGTGATGTCGTCGGCGGCTACGCTGATGGTCGTCTCCGAGACGGATCGTCAGTTTGTCAACCTCTACACCACCCAGGCTGGCAGCACGCGTCTCGACATCTACCGCAACAATAAGCTCTACTGGAGCGGTATGCTCGATCCGGAGATCTACGAGGAGCCCTTCAGCCGAGAGCGGGACTATGAGGTCTCGCTTACCTTCAGCGACTTCGCCCTGCTCGACCGCATCGCCTTCGAACAGACGGGGACGGACAATCGCCAGCGTATCAAGCTGCGCACCGTGCTCGACATGGCCGTGAAGCAAAGCGGGATCAATACCGGGGCAGACTGGCAGACGTTCCTCTCCACCACGACATCAGCTGGGGCGTCGCTGCTGGACGGCGTCTACGTCTCGGAGGATAACTTCTTCGACGAAGACGGCGAGCCGATGACCCTGCGCGAGGTGCTGGAGGGCGTCTTGCGCCCCTTCGGCCTGCAAATGGTGCAGAAGGACGGGCGCATCAACCTCTACGACCTTCACGCTCTCTCGGAGGGCCTCCAGCCACGACGGGTGCGCTGGTGCCTCTCGGACTCGGCGCTGGGTGTAGACAAGACGTACAACAACTGCGAGCTGACCTATTCCCCTTACATGAGCAATAACCTTGTGGAGGCCTCCATCGAGCCGGGCACAATCAAGGACACGGCCTGCACCACACACCGCGTGAATGTGGACTACTCCGATCAGAACTACCCGGGCTTCGACATGCTGCTCCATCCGCTCAGCCTCAGGCAGCGGAAGTTCCGCGTGCTGGACGCCTTCAACCAGACGAAGTTCTTCAAGATCAAACCCATCTTCTCGGGCGACTCGGAGGCGGGCGTAGCCGTGGTCTTCGACACCCGCACGGGGCATAAGACGTACGCCCAGCAATGCAGTCGCGTACTGAACGCAGGCCTGCCCTCGGTCACGATCGAGATGCACGATCGGCCGTACGTCTTCGTCGACCCTGCGCTGCGTGGCAACTATCTGCTGAATCTGAAGATCGAGGCCTTGGTGGATGTGCGCTACAACCCCTTCGAGGATGCGAGCAAAGACAACGAGGAGGGCTGGTGGAAGGACTTTCAGAAGCGTTGCAACTACGGCTACATCCCCTTCCGACTCGTCCTGCGCGACGATCAAGGCCGGGCGCTCTATCACTACGACAACTCGACCGTCGTCAACACGCCACTGCTGTCCTTCATGGTCTACACCACCGGCCGCAAATGGGAGCCCGGCGAGGGGACATGGGGCAATGCTTATGCGGCGTATTACGACAAGGAAGACCGAAGCAAGAAAGCGGGGTGGGGCGGATGGAAAACGAATCGGCCGGTCATGGGCTACACGCTCCTCCTGCCTTCGATCTTCGACAAGATGTTCGATGGGGAATACATCCCTATGCCACCCACCTCTGGATGGCTTGAGCTCTCCATCGGCAACACGTTCAGGACGATCGAGCATGATTTCGACATCTCGACCATCCACTGGTTCCTCCTCAAAAAGGTGGAGCTGAAGCTGACTACACCCTACGGCAAGGAGCTGGAGAAAAGCGACATCGTCCTGCGTGCATGGGTGGAGAAAAGCGCCCGAGAGACACTGAAGCTGGACACCGTCTGTGGCACCCTGCCCGATGGCGCACACCCCACGGCTCGCGGACAATTCTTCACCGCCTCCGGGGGTGTAATCACCGCCTTCCGCCGTGCAGGGGTGACGGACAAGGTGGAACGGCTGCTCCTGGGCACGGTCTACAGCCAGTTCCACGGGCGCAAGAAGAAGCTCTCGGGCACGGCTGACTTGGTGAACAAGTTCTCGACGCTCACCGACGAGCACGAGGCGGGTCGCTTCATGGTCGTCTCCGAGGTGCAGAACCTGCTCCGCGACGAGAGCAACCTGACGATGATAGAGATTGTAACAGACAACTATACGGGGGTACCCTATAACGAGGAATAACCACAAGGAAGAATGGCATCACAATATCAATACAAGACCATCGTGCGGCAGGCTAAGCCACGCACCGGGGAGACGCTGGAGGGAGCTGCCGCTTTCGCTCGTGAATACTCGGGTGGCGGAAGTATCGGTGGGGGTAGCCTCTCCGGCGGATCGCCCGGCAGCGGATCGAACCTCTCCATCGTGGCGGGTGACCGGATCGTGGTGGAGGAGACGCCGGGCGCCAGCCGTACGACGGTGAAGATCTCGCACGCTGTGCCGAAGGATGAAGACATCGACTCGCAGACGACAGCCGAAGAGGGAGACTTTGTGAAGAACCTCCATCTCGACAAGCAGGGGCATGTGGTCAAGGCCGAGGTGCAGTCCGTGGGCCAGACCTTCGACCGCCGCTACCTGCGCAAGGATCAGCCAGACGAGACGAACTTCAAGGTCACGTTCCGCGACGGAGCGGACTACGGCGACTTTGTGGAGGGCTTCTTGGGTAGCGGTGGCCGCATCGACCGAAACGGCCATTGCTGGTTCGGCGGCATGCATCTCCGTGAGTTCCTCGAGGTGCCTGAGCTGCGCTTCAACCGCATCGACGTGGTCAGCGGCGAGCTGTGGAACGCGGTGGCCTTCGGCCTGATCGAGAGCGTGGACACGAACGCATGTATCGTCACGCTGAAGCTCGAGGAGGGCGAACGCTCCGGCCTGCATGTGAACGACCTCTGCCGAGGCATCTTCCACAACCTCGGGGGCAACGAGACCGTAGCGGGTAAGGACGCCTGCGGCTTCGACCGCATGCCGGGCTTCTCCACGTCCTACTTCATGCCCATTCAAATCATCGATGAAAAGCGGTTTAAATACAGTTTGAGACCCGGTTCAACGGTGCACCCCTGCGCGGCCATGAAGTTTGCTGTCTATGGCAACACGACCGACAAGGCACGCCAATCGTCGGCCTACAGCACACGTAACTACGTGCGCTACCTCTGCAACGTGGACACGTGGGAGATCAAGCCGCAGCATATCGGTGTGCAGATGGGCGACCTCACCGGACTTGTTATCGATGGGCAAGACCTTGGCGCCAAGTCGATCTATCTCGATAACGTCTACTTCGGTAAAAACATCGTCCAATCTAAGGGTCTCAAGGAGTCGCTCCGAGGTGCGGACGCCTACACCACAGGGCTGGATCACTACGCCGCCACGACCAATGCACCGTTGGGGCTGGTGGGTGATGTAGCCTTCACTGTCTTTGCCTCGAAGGGGGCGCAGCGACTGGCCTATGCCGCCGTATCGGGCGAGGGGAAGTTCACCGTCTCGATCTTCCAAGTCGAGGGGTGCACTGTGCATCAGACGAGTGAAGTGATACGTATCCTCACCTTCTCAGACCCCATTACGGCCAAAGTGACCGTGACGGTCAACTGTGAAGGACTTGTCTCCTACCGTCATGTCTTCACCCTGACGCGGGTGCAAAACGGGCAGGACGGCCCCCCGGGCCGCGTTGTCCGTAAGATCTATCGCCGCTCGACCACGGCACCTTATCAGCCGTACGGCGAATCACCCTCGGGCTGGTCGTTCGACCCCATGCAGGGCACCGACCCGCTGTGGATGAGTCAGGCCACCTTCACCTACTCCGGCTCCCTTGAGGGGCTGTGGTCATACCCCGTGAAGATCTCCGGCGAGAAGGGTGAGCCAGGAGCACCGGGACAACCGGGCGCACAGGGGCCATCTGGGCCGGGCATCTGCTTCCGTGGCGACTACGACTCCTTCAAGTACTACAACGGCACGCCGACCTACGTGGACGTTGTCCGATACGCCGGCCGATACTACAAGGCGAACGTCACGAGTGGCACATTCCAAGGTGTACACCCGATGAATACCTCGAAGTGGGAGCTGATGAACTCTTTCGAGAACGTGGCCACCCGCCTGCTTATCGCCGAGGAGGCCAATATCTCCGGCTGGATGTTCTCCAACCAGTATATCGTCAGCCAGAACCGCAACGTGGGGCTGGATGGCACGGCCGACTCCAACCCACGCATCTGGGCCGGGGCAAGTTATCAGGGGCGAAACAATGCGCCCTTCAGGATCTACGACGACGGATCCATCTACTCCGTAAAAGGGTATATCGGTGGGTTTGCAGTTAGTGACACCATGCTTTATGCCTCGGACAAGGTGATACAGGGCTCTGTCTATGGAAACCCCAAAGGGCTCATGCTTAATGCGCATGGCGCCTGCCGTGTGCTGGATCAGGAAGGCAACCGCCTTGGGCTGCTCTCCAGCTATCAAGACTGGCTCCTGAACCTGTTCATAGAGAATACCTACAAGGGGTTCATCATGTGTATCTATGCGAGAGGGACAAGTGCCCGGCGGGAGTTCTCCGTGCGTGCACAGACCTGCAAAGGCGATGCAAGCTGGTTCCGCCGCTGGCTGATCCGCGTCAGCCATATGCCACTGGCGCAGCACGTGCCGACGGATGCGCTCGAGGGCGACATCCTCTCTAACCCACAGGGGGACGGCAACTACTACGTTATGTGGAATGCTAAGACAGGCTACATGTGGGTCAAACCGCAATAACAACCAACACTATAAACGACAATGACAATCGATTTTACCAAACTGAACGTAGAGACCCGTATCGACTGCTTCGACATCTTGGATCTACATGATGTAGTGGGTGAGGTCGTCTTTGCCAGCGCAGGGACACTGGCTGAGGACGAACTGGCACGACGCATTTTCAAGACCGAAGGGCCGGTGGAGATGACCGAGAAGGAGTATAACGACGTCCTTCAGAGCATAAATGGAAAACTGGCCTTCCGAATCATTCAGGCCATCCGCCGCCAAACGGGGGACACAGACGAAAAGGAGGCAAAGCCATGAAAGTGATCAACCAAGGCGCATCGGCCACCTTCGACCTGAACTTGAAGAAAGGCAAGCGCTTCATCGATTTCTCCAAGGTGACTGACCTCACCGTGGCCCTGCTCTGCGACAACATGAACGTCCGAACAGAGCTGACCCCCGGCGAACATTTCCGCGTGAGTGGTGACCGCCTGACGGTGCTCTTGGACAAGACGCTGACCGTCCGCGTGGGGAAATACAAAGTGCTCGTGCGTGGCAAGTATGAGGGACAGTGGATCGCTTTCGATCCCTACGCCTTCGTCATCGTTCGTACTCCCGCACCCTCCATCTACGAGGCCACGCGCTACGGCATGACGGGCCATTTCGAGATCAGTGTGGCCTTCGGCGACAGCGCTGGTGAAGAGGTCGACCCCGTCTTCCAGAACTCTCCCGCCGGCAACATTCGGCAAGAGGACATCGACGAGTGGAACACACCGCCCAGCACCCTCTCTGACGCCGAGATCGACGCGATATGTAAGTAACAACAAACCATTAACAATTCAACAACATGGCAAAATTCTTAGATGAAACAGGGTTGGCCCACCTGTACGAAAAGATCAAAGGGCTGATCAAGTGGCAGAACATCTCTGGCATCCCCTCGTGGATCTCGTCCACAAAACCGACCTACACCGCCAGCGAGGTGGGCGCACTGCCGGACACGACGTCGATCCCCAGCAAGGTGTCCGACCTGACCAACGATTCGGGCTTCCAGACCCAAGCACAGGTTGCGGCGCTGATCGACACGAAGACCACGGGGCTCTTCTCTTACAAGGGGAACGTGGCCAACAAGGCCTCGCTGCCCAGCTCGGGCAATAAGGTGGGCGACGTGTGGAACACTTCCGACACGGGCAAGAACTACGCTTGGAGCGGTACGGACTGGGATGACCTCGGCGGCAGCTTCACCGTCGAAGCCCTCACCAATGGTGAGATCGACACCATTTGCTCGTAAACAACAAAGGATCTATAACAATTCAACATCATGGCTTATTTGGATAACACGGGACTGGCCCAAGTATGGTTCAAGGTCTGCGCCAGAATCGACTCGAAAGTCGAGGGCGCAAAAGGTAAATCGCTCTACCAAAGCTGGCTCGACACCGGACACACCGGTACTGAGGCAGACTTTGTGAAGGACATGAAGGGCGAACCCGGCAAGCAGGGCGACACCGGTAAGAGCGCCTACGACCTGTGGAAGGAGCAGGGCAACGAAGGCAGTGTGCAGGACTTCCTCGACTCTGTAAAGGGAAAGGATGGCAAGTCGGGCAAGAGCGCCTACGAACTGTGGAAAGAGCAGGGCAACGACGGCAGTATGCAGGACTTCCTTGACTCTGTAAAGGGAAAAGATGGCAAGTCGGCCTACCAGCTCTGGCTGGAGAAGAACCCGATGGGTGGCAGTGAGGACGACTTCCTCACCTCCCTGAAGGGTAAAGATGGCGCTGCCGGCAAGAGTGTCTACCAAAGCTGGCTCGACTCGGGTCAGACCGGCAGCGAGGCGGACTTCGTGGAGGACATGAAGGGCGAACCGGGCAAGCAGGGCGACACCGGTAAGAGCGCCTACGACCTGTGGAAGGAGCAGGGCAACGAGGGTACCGTCACGGACTTTTTCGAGTCGATGCGCGGCCCTAAGGGTGACCCGCTGAAGGCCTCGACACGGACGGTCACGTTGGACGTTGCGGGCTGGCCGTCCGACCGGCATCGCATAGCAGCCGTAGAGGGCGTCACGGCCACCAATACGGTCATCGTCACTCCAGCGCCGGAGTCGATCGGAACTTATGGGAAGTGCGGGGTCTATGCCGCCGCACAGGGAGAAGGCAGCCTGACGTTCGTATGTGCCAAGCAGCCCGAAGAGTCACTCACCGTTAATATGTTGATCATATGATACTGAACCCATCGTTACCCGCCCCGTCCCTGCCGGACGCCGGGCGGCCCTTTGTAGACTCTTGCACCTTCGATGCCGCCACCCGGAATGTTAAGGTGCGCGCTCGCAACGCCCAAGCCGGCGAGGTGAAAACGCCGGAAGGAGAGGTGCAGGAGTTTCCGATCAGTAATGTACTGCAAGGCAATGGCTGGTTCATTAACAAGGTCCGCTACCAACTGTTGGTTGACAACAAATCCAGCAGCGTTAGGCAGATCCGTAATAATTTAAGCAATGAGCTATATAGCATTCAGCCCGGAGAGGAGAAAGTAATAGATGTCTATACAGATGCCCGTTCAGGCACCCCGCTTGCTCTGTACACATTCATTGGAGGGCTTGTTAGTCACGTTATTCATCCAACCAGTGGATTACTGACTATCGCCATTGCCGTGAAGTATACCGACGCGATCGAGCTCTAACCCTCATGTTATTGTCTCCTTCATAGGGGCGAACCTCCGTTTGCCCCTACCTTCTCTTTTCGCCCCCGAAACTCATCTGGTTTTGCACAAAAAACTGATTTGAAGCCCGAAATGAGCCTCGGATTGCACCAAAAACCGATTTGAAGCCCAAAATGAGCCTCGGATTGCACCAAAAACCGATTTGGAGCCCAAAATGAGCCTCGGATTGCACTAAAAACCGATTTGGAGCCCAAAATGAGCCTCGGATTGCACTAAAAACCGATTTGGAGCCCGCGGCGAGGGTCATTTTGGGGCCACATTCAACGACGCATAAACAGATAAACATCTATGGTGGGCCCGTAGGCCTACCCACCAACAACCAACAACTAACAACAAACAATGGAAGTACTCTTTGAGGGCACACGCCCCATGCTGGCCATCGCCTGCGTGTGTGCCCTATTCGTCCTGCTGGCCATGATGATCGACCTCGCCAGCGGTGTGCACAAGGCCAAGCAGGCCGGCCGGTTCTGCACCTCCTACGGCCTCTCGCGCACCGTGGGAAAGTTTATGGTCTACGAGGGCGGCGTCATCATCGCCGCCATGATCGACCTGATGATCCACTACTCCCATCTCTTACTGCTCATGCGGCTGCACCCCATCGTGGGCTTCCCGGTGGTCACCTGCCTGATGAGCATCTTCCTCTGCGTGATCGAGTTTATGAGCATCCGCGAACGCGCCGAGGATAAGGAGCGCAAGAATATGAATCGCGCCATCCAGATCCTCGCCGAGGCCATCGGCAAAGACAACCTCCAAGCCATCCTCCGCGATAAGGTCGACAATACCATCAATAACCGATAAACGATTTCAACAACAATGAACACCCCAACAAAAACCACCATCCCGCCGGAGTTCGCTCCGACCTATGTCCCCTACAGCTATAAGGGACAACCAGTCAAGGGCGCCTTTGGAGCCAATACCCGGCCGTCCTTTGTTAAGGCCAGCGACCGCGCCTACTTCGAGGCCGACAACACGCTCAGCGACGCCATGCGCCAGCTGTTGATTGCGATGGACGTGCTGGATACCGGCGCGGGCATGAGACCCGTAGGCGACTTCAACTACTGCAATATCAAAGCACGCCGCGGGCAAAGCGGCCGCACGGGCTTTGATCCTGTTGAAGGCAGCGATGACCCGTATGCAAACTATGCCAACCACGTAGACTTTGCCCGGGCCAAATTGACCCTCATTCAGCACCCCCGCTGGGGCGTGAACCTTGCAACGGACACCCCCTCGGAGGTGATCGACAAAATCGAAGGCACGCCCATTGTTTGGGGCACCCTCTTCAGCCCCGCCGCACAAAGGGCGCTGGAGAAGGGCCTCGGTATCGATGATTTGAAGTTCGACTACGAGAAGGCCATCGTGAAGCGTTACCGCGCCCTTGGGATCACAGACATCCAAAGCGCCCGCAAGAAGTATTATTGTGAGAAGATGACCGCCATCGGCCGGCAGGTAGGCCAGATGATGGCCGGCGGCGACCCGAACGTGACCTACACGCCCGACTTCGAGCGCAAGACCACCCCCATCGAACCGCCTGTGGTACCACCTATCCGCCCGCTGGATCCCGCGGCCCCGACCGTGCCGCCCCAGCCTACGTTGGTGCAAGGACCCACGCCGATCACCCCCGAAGCCTTCGACGCTCTCGCTTTCACACGAAAGACCAGGGCGCAGCTGATGGACGGGCGGACAGTCTACGTGACGGCCGTCGACTTCGAGCTCCGACAAGTGAAGTTTTACAACGAGAAAGACGCCCCCTACTGGGTGAATCTGGACAAGGTCACGGCCATCGTGTAACCAATCAACTAAATACAAACAAACAAGGGAGACGGCTAACTGTAGGGGCAAAAAAGAAGCCCCTGTCTCCTCTCCGGGTCAATTTCCCAAGCGTCCCGGAAAAGCAAAGGTGCGACAACACCACGACAGAGGCTTTTATAGCCTTATCGGTGTTGTCGCACCTATTTTTATGCGCTTGGGATGCCGCAAAAATAGAATTTAAACGATATACGAATACTGATTAAACAACGACTAAATGACTAACAACAAACCAATCATGAAGACGCCGATTACCTATTACGGCGGAAAACAGAAGATGCTCGGCGCTATCCTGCCGATGATTCCCGAGCACAACATCTACGTAGAACCCTTTTTCGGAGGCGGCGCGGTCTTTTGGGCCAAGCAGCCGGCACCAGTGGAGTTTATCAACGACATCGACGGTGAGGTGACAAACTTCTACCGCGTCCTTCAGACGGACTACCCGGCCCTGAAACGCGAAGTCGACAGCACGCTCCACAGCGAGCACGCCCACCGCGAGGCTCGCGCCATCTACCGTTCCCCTGAGGGACACTCGCCCGTCCGCCGCGCATGGGCCGTGTGGACGCTCTCGCACCAGTCTTTCTACGCCATTCTCGGCAGCACATGGAAATGTAGCATGACGCGCAACGTGGCCGGGCAGATCCAAGGTCGCAAGGCATCCTTCACAGCCGACTACACCCGCCGACTTGAGCATACGTCCATCTTCAGTCGAGACGCCCTGACCGTCATCCGACGGGCTGACCGCCCGGAGACATTCTTCTATGTCGACCCGCCCTACTTCAACTCCGACATGGGACACTATGGCGGCTACACCGAGGAGGACTTCAGGCGCCTGCTCGAGGTGCTCTCTGAGGTCAAGGGGCGATTCATGCTTTCCTCCTACCCCTCTGAGTTGCTCACCGAGCGTACCGCAACACACGGCTGGCACACTGTCGAGGTAGAGCAGCAACGCTCAGCCGGCGGCGGACGCAAGATAGAGGTGCTCACGATGAACTACGACCCGTCCACCCTTACTCCAGCGCCCGACCCGACTCTACCCTCGGAGGATAGTCCTACGGAGGACAGCCCCGCGCCGACAGCATAACACCCGCCCATTATCCAAGGCGGCCATGAAAAGGAAGACCCCGCACCCCCAGCCATAGGCAGAGGAGATGCGGGGTCAACCGTATCTGGACAGCAACGCACCGACGACCCACCGGGCGAACCGTTAAGGATATACAAACCACCCAAAAACGACGCGTCTGAAAAAAGCGGTGGTGTCACCCCAATCTTCGGACAAATCGTTTTGAGATTTCGGACAAATCGTTTTGCGGATTATACATGCCGAAGGATGAACAAGGTCAGCATTACATTATGAACAGGCTGACGGGGCACGTATTTTCGGAATTTGACCCCGTCGACCTGCCCGATGCCACCGAGCCTACGCCTTTCCCCATGCTCTTTGAGCACTATGCGCTCAGCCCCG